AGGCCTGCGCAATCGGCGTACCGTTACGAACTAGGTTCGCAATAATTGTCAGCTGCCAAGGAATACCGTTATCTTTTGCCTTTTCCCCTTTTTCCCAAAACCGAGGCCATAGGGATTGCGCCTCAAAATAAACGCGCAGCTTAAGCGCTTCGGCGACGGCTTTTTCGGGCCTGATCGCGTATAAAAATCCGAGGAATTTCTCGCGCCAGGTTGGCCCCTCTCGGGTATCGTTAAGGTCGTTCGTCGAAAGGATACGTACCGCGAAAAGAATATCGGGGATTGTTAGATCGGACCCATTCGACAGCACGGGAGACTTGATGGTTTCAAGTGCGACGCGGTGCCGCAGCGTGAAGGGTAAAAGAGTGCGCCCGCAAACCTTGAGGGTCGGCGGGAGCATCGTGGCGGCCTGGTTCCACCGAATCGACACGGCGGCGAGGCGGGTAGGGGTTACGTAAGGGAGATACCCTGGTACGTCGTCATCTTCGCGCTAAACTTGCGATAAGCGTTATTAGCGCCGACGTCGGTAATATCCTTAACAATGCCCTTAACCGAATTATATTCGATCACGTCGCCGATGACCGGGCGGGTTCCCGTCGGCTTGAGCACGCCGGAAAGGGTCCATTCCGTACGAAGGTCGTCGATACGGTCGGTAATGACGACGCCCGTTTCGTTCATAACCTCGACGTCGAGCGCGGGCTTAAAATCGAAATCGTCGGATTGAAGGGTAACGAAATCCTTAACGCCGTAAAGGGCCCAGACGTGAGCGGTACCGAAGGTTTGAGGGAGAGACATAGCGGGAGGTTGGTCTTTGAAATAGCGCGGGAGTCAATCAGGCCGACGCGTACCGGGCGACTAGGTTGTACGTAAGGACATTACCGAGGCGACGATCGGCGGTAACGACCTCGTTCGAGACGATCCAACAGGCGTATAGCTCGCCGAGCTGAGAGTCGGTCCAAACCGTTTTAATGCTGTCGACCGCGTTCATAATCGACTCGGTCGCCCCGACGCGGACCCGGTGCAGCATAAGGGCGTCGTTCGGGTTGCCGTTAATCTCGTCGTCGCCGGAGGAATAAACGTAGATTCGTACCGTAACCTCGAAATTCCCTAAAGGAGTCGCCCCGAGGTCGGGGTGCCCGTGGGCGCTTTCCGAGGAGATAATGACGATAGGCAGCGAACGCAGGTCGGTCGCCTGCCCTTCGTTAATGACGACGCCGGGCAGCATATCCGCGTTTGTCTCAAACCAGGCGCTCAGGTTAGACTCGACGATCGTATTAATTCCGACCGCGGGAAAAGGAGGGGTGGGGGGAGGGGTAGGCATTGTTAGGAAGCTTGAAAATATTGGTAAGAATTCAGGACCGCCGCGGATTGTTGCCAGCCCTTAAGCTGCTGCTTTTTCATTTCGCGGAGCATCGCGTTGCGCATAGCAAAGGCCCGGTGATTAATTGCGAGCTGAACGAATCGCCCATTACCCGCCTTGCCGCCGATCTTGTTACCGACGGTAACCTCGGGCTTGGCGGCCTGCATCAGCTGGTTAATACCGATTGCCTGAGACGACCCCTCGGGGTGCTGTACCCAGGACCCGCCGCCGACCTTGGCCCGGATGAGCTTAGCGGCGTGCCAATACCCCGATTTTAGGATACCGACGTCTCGCTGCTTTTGCAGAATATAGGCCTTCATCGTCTTATCGTCGGCGACTAGGGCGAAGGGCTCTTTTGAATTTCTAGCGGCGTTCTTAAGCCCGCCGTGCCCGCCGTCCTCGCGCAGCCCGGAGTGAATACGGGCCATCGTTCCAAGATCGCCTGATTCGACAAACGGGAGGGCCCCGTTGCCGTTGCCGTACTTGGCCTTAAAGGCGGTCCAGCGCATTTTGAGGGCCTTACCCTTCGACGCGGTTCCCTTGGCCTCCTGGTACCGTTTAAAGACGTCGTAACGGTCAAGGTTGGCAATCTGCGAGCCCGTCGCGTAGCTGATGGGCCGAAAAACCTTTAAAAGCGAATTATTAACGTTTTCCATACCGTGCTGTTTAGCGCCCGAGGAAAGCCCGGCGCCGGGCACCTTGCCGTCGAAGGGGCGGGAATATTTGAGCATATCGGTACAGAATAGCCCGGCCTGCTGCTGCACGACCTCGCCCAAGCTGCGACCCATTACGACCGAAAAATCGTGCAGGTGGGCCTCGAGGCCTCGGCTGTCGACCTGGACCTTTGTTTTATTCTTTAGCCCCATCAGGCGGGCCCCGCGGAGCTCACGACCTTAACGATTACCCAGGCGCTAGGGGGGCGGTCGTTAATCGCGACGATTCGGTAATCCTGCCCGTTATAGGCGACGAGGTTACCGTAGATCACGACGCCCGGGTGCTCGACGGTATCGGCCCGCAGAAATTTGACGTCGTACGACGCGGCGTTGAGAAAACCGCCCGTCTCGAGGTCCTGCTGCACCATAGGCGGCCCCATCAGGACATTAAACGAGGTCGGGGTGCCCGATAGGTTGCGGCGAACGGTAACGGCCTTCGGAATCTCGGAAAGAATCTCGGCGGCGTCGGCGGCCCATTCCTCGTTAAAGCTCATACTGTAGCGCGGGAGTCAAAAAAAGACCCCGGTTGCCCGGGGTCAGTTTGCCGACTCTATACCTTTCGGCTTAGAGGTCGGAGATAACGATACGCTGAGCAGCGTTCGGGTTGCCGACCGAGGTACCGACGATCCAGCTTGCGCTGATCTTGGTAAGGCCCTTGGACCAATCGTACCAGGTACGGAGAGCGAAAGCGAACTTGCTGTCCGGGTCCTGAACGGTGATCTGCTCGCCGCCGCCCGTCATCGGAGCAGCAGGAACACGGGTAACAATCATATGGCCTTCCTTGCAGCCTGCGATGCCCTGGAGGTGCTCGCCGGAGGGGCCAGCGGACCAACCATTGTATTCGACGATATCGATACCGTGCAAGCGACCGACGACGCCGTCGCGAATCACAGAGGTGTCGCCGATAGAGAGGTACTGAGCAACGGTCGGGTCCTGCAGCAGCTGGCCGAAGGCGCCGGGGCTAAGGAGCATCGAACGGCCTTCGTAGGGGAGGTTCGCGAGGGTGAGGTTCGTCGAGATGTTAGCGACGGCGGCGCGGTTGAAATTCGCCTTGTTGCCGGAATAAGCGACGCCGGAGAAGTTGGCGACGGTGGTTTCGGCGAGCACGGCGTCGAACAGGGACTTAACGGTCGCGTTCGCCATCGGGGCGATAAAGACGCGCTTCAGCATATCGAGCGAAATCGTGGCGACTTCGGTATCGGTGAAAGAGGCAGAAACGTAATTGTGGTCCGCGAGGGTGATCGCGACGTCGTGGGCGACGGCGTCGGAATCGACGAAGCCCGTGGAACGGTCGTACGTCGAGGCCTCGAAGGCGTCAGCGTAGCGGGTGTGGACGACCTGGCCCTTTTCGGCGACGTAGGCGCTGAAATCGGTGGTAACGACCTTGTTAAGAGGGGCGAGCACCGGGACGAGCGTGCGCAGCGTTTCGGCGGCGACGAACTGCGGGGCGAGGCCCTGGTTGAGAACGGAGTTAGTAGACATAACTTGTTAGGATTGGGGGATGAGAGGGGAGGGGGTGAAAATTATTTGATGCCCATAAACGCGAGGCAGGCGGCGCGATTCTTATTATAAAAAGCGAGCTTCTCGGCGGGGTCCTTAATGGAAACGTATTCTTCCCAAATCTCGGCGGGAGACTTGGAGGCGGCGGCGATTTCGGTAACCGCAATCTCGACCGGGGCGACGCCGACGGCGGCGGCGATCTTAGCGCCGACAACGGCGGCGGTTTCAATCTGCTCGACGGCCTGAACCTTTTGGGCTTCGGCGGTGGCAAGGGCCTTGCTCATTTCGGCGACCTGGGCGACGAGGGCCTCGCGCTCGGCGACAAACGCGGAGGCGGCGGCGAGCTGCTCGTTAACGTTAGCGAGCTCGGCGGCGAGGGTGTCATTCTTAGCCTTGAATTCCGAAAGCTCTTTAGCAAAGGCCTCGGCCTCGGTGCTCTTAGAAGTAAAAGCGGCCTTGAGGTTTTTAAGAGTCTGTTCGAGGGTCATCGTTCGGATTTGAAATAGCGCGGGAGTCAAGCAAGGGGCCCGCCGCGGTGCTTATCGAATCCGGCCTTGTCGGCCTTCTTGTCGGTATCAAGACCACGCTCGCCCGAATCAGCTGCGTCGACCGCGGCGCCGATTGCGTCGGGGTGAATACAGTTATACCCGGCGGCCTTATAGGCCTCGGTACAATCGGAATTGTTTTCGAGGATATGCTTAACCTTACCGTGCTCGGCCTCGATTTCCTTAACCGCGGCGACCTTGTGCTCGGTCGTCGGTTGGGCCTCGTCGGCCTTCATATGCAGCCCGGCGACCTTGAGGCCCTGGGCGTCGAGGAACGCGGCGGTTTCGGCGCGGCGGGATTCGTGGCGCCCGGTAACGACGTGCACCTGCTTACCCTTTTCCGACATTTGCTTAAGGTGCTTAACGACGGGCTCGACGGGCTTATCGTCGTCGGCCTCGCTGCGGATCGTGCCGTCGAAATCGGAAACGACGCATTTCATTTCCGGGTCCTCGTCGGGCTCGTCCTCGGGGTCGAGGGGGTCCTGCGGGTCGCGGTTGCCCTTGGCTGAGGGCATCGGTTCGGCGCTATCCTGATCGGGGTCGTCGCCCTCAAGGGCCTCGGCCTTGGGCTTTAGCTTGCCCGAGGCGACGTCGGCGGCGTGGGGCATACCCTGGAGCGCCCGGCCAGCTGCAAAGCGGGAAAGGGTGCTTTCCTCGTCGTCGCCCGCGGGCTCCTCGCCCTGGACAATTTCCGAGATTTCCTGCCGGGTATCGTTTTCCTCGTCGGCTTCCATTTGCTCGGCGACCTGGGCGTTAAGCGCCTGCATTAGCTCGTCGAACCCGTTAACGAGGGAAGTAACAAGCCCGGCCTCGGCGGCCCGCTTGCCCGAAAAGGACTGACCCTGCATCGCGTCGTCGGTAACGAATTCGCGGACCGACGTAACG